CTATCCAACTTCTTCATAACTGTCTTGATTCGCTGTCGTGGACTGTAATCAATGACCCGACTTCTAGCAATCCGACGAAGTGAATATATCTCGTCTTTTTCTGTAACTTCTCCGAGAGTCTCAAGAATAGTCTCTCCAAGAACTTGAAGGTTAGTGTTAGGGATGACCTCGTTCAACCCTATGGCGTTCGCTATCATATGCATTAATGTCTGCTTTCCTCGCATGATGTACCATTTTCTTATGTAGTATATAAGTCTTTACTGCCAAAAGTCTGAAAGTCGCCACCTGTACATATGCTTAGTGCCACTCAAAATTTTTTTTAAAATTTTTGAAACCAAGTATTTATACTCTACGTCGTCTTGTAACTCCACCTATACCAGAGTTACCGCGTCGTGGAAGAGTAGCGCGCTTACTGCCGCCAATCCATTCGCCGCCGGTCATAGAACCCATAGCAACGGCTACTGTACCCTGTGGAATCTGTAACTGGTCTACTGCGTGTGCAAATGCCATCGCCGCGTCGTTATGCTTGCCCAAGTCTACAATAATGCCGTCGCGCCACGCATGAGTTTCCAACTCTTGAAATAGAATATTTACCTTGCGTCTTGTCTCGTCGTTGCCATATGGAAAAATTAATTTCTCGCGCTCAAACCAAACGCGCAATCTGTTCATTAGGCCCTGCTTTAGTACGCGGTTACTAACTCGACTTTTACGATAATCTACGACAGCACCTTTTTGAGCCAATAAACTTTCGTACATTTGTTGAAACCCTACATCTTCTGCTGCTAGTGGAGCATTACCATATTTTCTAATCATCTCAATAAGAACATCAGCCTGTCTATCTGGTGGAAAGTCATTACGTCGCCACATATTTACAAAGTGTACAAAACCATCAGAATCTTGTCTAACTACAACTATTACTGAATAGTCACGGCCCAACCCCTGTGCCGGGTCAAAACCAATAACATATCGAGAGTCATGTATTTTTTCAACTTCAAGTAAGCCATCCATATTCAAATTTTTACGAACAAGCATACGTGGGTACACCGCCGCCTCATCATCAACAACACGACATAGATATTCCTGTATAAAAGATAATTCACCCATAGCCTGTTTTTGTTCTAATAAGAAATCAAGAGGGCGGTATTCAGGCCACAACTCTTGTGCTGTATTATTTTCTGCATCTTCTTTCCACTCATCCCAATTTTTTATAGCAGACCATGTACCAGATTTCCATGCGTCGTTTTCTAACATCTCTGTATGATAAAGGTCATTCATACTCATAGGAGTTCCTACAACGTAAATGCTAGTACCCGGACTAAGCATTGGTGTAATTTTTTTACGAAACCAATCACGGGTGACGCCGGGGTTTAAATCACCCATATCATCTAGTACGTCATCAAATGCAACTGCCGCAGGGTGTTCACCACGAATAGCAGACCCAACACTTGTCGCACGAATCCATGCACCGTTAGTAAAGCGCAGTTCTAACTTATTGCCTCTGCGTGGGTCAAGATACCTACTAAGTTCAGGATGCCGTTTCATGTCTTCTCGTATTTCTTCAAGACGACGTACAGCCAAATCTTTACTAGCAGAGAATAACCAGATAGTAAAAGGCTTTTCACGCCACCTTTCAAAAAGACATTGATGTAATAACTTTACTCTAAGTGTTGTAGATTTACTATGGTCCCTTGGCGCAATAATACAAACACGATGTACTTGCGCTCCTTTTCTTTCACCGTACATATCCATCCATTCTCCAATGTGGTCGCCCCATGTATAGCCTAGCCATCGGTAAAAATATTCAATATCACTCTTACTACGAGCCATAGCAAAAGCAGAATTATTACCCATACCAAATCATCTACCTTGGCTCAAGAGCCTTTTCGCCACAGTAAGGACATATTCGTTTTAGTGCTTTAGCACGTATCATTCTGTCTGCGGCCCAACCACAAGAACGACATATAACCGCTTCCCATTCCATTAGTATCTTTCCCCTAATTGAAATCTAACACAATCTTTAACACACTCAAAACAAACAACCTTGCCATCAAGCCACATTACTTCACGAAAGTAAATACTACATAATGAACATTGAAACTGCTCAAACTTATCCATTTCGTACCACCCTCATATATCCACAATATATTCTTTTACCCTCTTCGTAGACTATACATTTAGTATCACAAAGTATTTTTTCTTTACCACAAGTGTTACACTTTCTTAATTTAGGGGCTTTACTCTTCATGTTCCATCACCGGAGCATACAAACTCCCAACTAACCCTTGTTCGCAATCAATAATGTGAGCGCACAGACCCGGACGAGAACGATAGCCGTGTCGTGCATGATACCTGTCTGAACCTGCTAAACTTGGCAACTGTACTACAAACGCACCATTACTTTCAGTCAAAGACCTGTGATGCAAATGTCCGTGAAACCATACGTGATTTTCACAAAGACCCCACTCTTTACGTTGCTCTTGCGCCATCAAACTAGGAAGTCTATCCGGCTTAATAGAATCACCATGAGTAAAACCTAACAGGTTTTCTTTCCAGACAATGTACTGGCGTGTACTAGCGTTGATAACTACATCCACATCTTCTGCATTTTCATATACCGCACTAAGATACATCATAAGTGCTAGACTGCTCATACGGTCATGGTTGCCCGGCATAAAGACTACTTGTATAGGAGCAACTGCTCTTAGCATCTCAATATGCTCACGGGCCATTTCGCAACCACTCATCATGATTTGACCCGGACTACCAGCAACATCTTGCGGTGTACCCTTTGTTGTTGTAGCAAAGTCGGTGTCAATGTGAAACCAATCGCTACCTGTTGGAACAATAATCTTTTCTGGTTGGCCCGGCAATCTACCAATCAAGTTTTGTGTTTTAGAAACCAAGCGACTGCGAGCAATACCAAAGTCATATGCCTCTCCTGTCTCATCTTCCCAACCATATTTACCCCAATGAAAATCAGTAGGAGATATAACTGCTACATACTCACTAATAGGGGTTTCTAACTTAATTGGTTTGTATCTAGCAGAAAAATCTACATTTGCTAAAAGACTACGAAACTCATTTAACAAGTAATAGTCTAACTCATTAAATGCTTCTGCATCTTTTTTCATTTGACGCATCATCTTTGCTTCTGCCTTTTTCATAAAACCCATGCGTTGCTTTTCAATAATGTCATCTATCATATCATCTACATTACGAGTAAGCATATCTTCGTCGGTGTATGGGTCCATTTCGTGCTTCCACTTATGCACCTTTACGTATTCAGAAATCCACTGTCGAGGAAATCCAAACTTTAGAGCCATCTGACTAATTGTGTAGCCTTTACCAGTAAAATCACTGTAAGCATTTTTCATCATACGGTGTGTGTCGCCATCGACTACTACCATACTACCTGTCATTTTTAACGATGTAATATACCTATCATTATGTTTATCATAGTAGTAATCCTCGCCACTTAACCAACCATCTTCTTCATCAACAAACTCAGCAGGTTTTGGTAAAAACTCAAGGTCATTTGTTTTCATGTACCTATTTATGTTCATTCTCCAAGCAGGTTCGTTGCCTTGTTTTTCATCAACCTTAGACAAAAACCTAGAAAATTCAGCAACATTGTGCCAGCCGTTGTTTATGTATTTTTCAATTAGTTCAGCAATATAAACTGCGCGTACCTTGACGCCCGTTTTACCTGTCATAATACACAATCTGTTATGTTACTTAATAAAGGGATGGGTTCAGTCTATTGTTTTTATAGTTTTTGTAACCTACTGAAAGAAATAACCGTTACACCAAATCCCCAAACCACTAATTAATTTTTTTCTTCTTTAGTGTTTTTAGGTTCCTTCCTATTTTTCTTAAACATCTTTGAAACAAAAAAACAATTAAAATAAACGATAGACGTAAGCCCATTAATTTTTTCAGAAGAAAATTGAAAGAATAAAAACAAATAATACAAACCTTGATTGGAGGCCGTAATTATCGATTACTTGTGAAAATTAATGCTTTAGACCTTCCTACCCTGTGGTCTGCTCTCAAAGGCAACGAAGATTTTCAGATGTGTTATGACGAAGCGCAAACTACTTGTTTAGATGTACCCGGTTACGTCAATAGTAGTGTAGTTCTTATTGCGATTTTTGCCGAAGCATTAGTTTTCATATTTTTGTTTATATCTACTCGCGTAATGTTAAAACATCGTAAAAAGTCTCGTAAAGACAATGGAGCCGAGCGAGGGCAGGGCCATAATAGAGAGGCTTGATAGCCTCCGAAATAGAATGGACCGACAAGATGGTAGAATTGGTGAAATCGTTGGCTACATACGACAACCGTATGAAAATACTAGCCGTCTTATGTCACTAGAACACAAAGTAGATGAAATAAAAAAGGACATTCAAGAAATAAAAGCAGGTCCGGTGTACTCGCTAGACCGAGCAATAAACAAAAAAATCGCACCT